TATATGAAATGCCTTTTCAATTTCTTTTGCTTCAGACGGAATCCCTAACATATCTTTCATATAAGGATATCTGAAATGTATTGTTACTCCATCATTTATTTTTACTTCGTTTGTGTGTTCATCATCCATAGTCACACCAACTTCTGCAAGGTCTAGTTCATATTTAACTTTAGTTTCACCATCATCTGGACAAGTTAAATTTAATTCTATTTTTTCCCCTACAGATTTTCCTCTAATTCTTAAAAAGATGTATTCTATGTCAAACATAGGAGATGTTTCTGCATCAACAGTTCCAAATGTGCAATCTGATACTAAACCACCCATTGCATTAGATAATTCTTTATCATCACCAGATTCTTGAGCCATCATTAGTATTTTTTGTTCTTTTACTAAAAATGGTCTGTATTTAATTTTTTCTCCAGTAGAAGGAAGTTCCAACTCATAGGTTGGGGAGTTTAGTTTTGGTAAAGCCATAATATTTCATCCTTTATAGTCTTCTAAGTACACTTGGTATTTGAGAAGTAATTCTTCTCGTTACAGTATTCACAGCACTTTCTGCAATTCTTGTTAGTAATGATTTTGGTAAGTTTGCTTCGTCTGTTAAGTTTTGCCAATAACGATATTTAAAGTTTATACCTACAGTTTGATAAGAAGCACCAACTGCATAACTTAATGCTTGTTCATTTATACTTACTGGAAATGCTTCAATAAGTTTTACACCATATCGTCTATTGTCTTGTTCGTCAAGTGCGTGTATATCTACAGACCCAACATAATCTTTATAATATCCCATAGCCCATGTTTGTGGATTAAACGCAAGTCTTTGCCATGATTCAAAATATTTCTTTTCTTTCATGTCAGATGAACATTGAAATACTGCAGCTACATCTGCAAAAGTATATCCAGTTACAATTTCTCTAATTGGGCCATATATGTTTGTATCTGGTGTAGTATCTAAATTTCTGCCAGGAAAAGATATAGATTCACATTTAAGTCCAGTTGCACGAACTGTTCCATCTCCTAATGCTTCTCCCATAATTTTTGTGAATACATTAGAACCTATGCTTCCAGAACCAGCACTTCCAGTTGGTGGATATAGTGTAACTTCATATCTGTTTGGTCTTGACATACCATCATTACCACGAAACTCTCCTAGAACTTCATTTAATGCACCAAATGCTACTGCATCTACTAAACCACCGAATCCTGTTGCCATTAGATCATTTTCCTACTGTCTGCATAAACCTCTGATGCACTTGCCTTTTTAAATCTTTGTACTGGTAGTAGAGCTGCAACTGTAAATTCGTCTGCATCTATTCTACGAAACTGTGTCTTTACACGACCAGCAAGATATCTTTTAAGTGTGGGTTTAATTATTGATAAATTCTTTAATTTACTATAGTCAACTGCAAGTCTTGTACTTTCATCAAACTTTGTATTATTACTAAAATCTACTACTTTGTCTAATAATTGAAGTCTTAGTGTCATAGGTAGATAATGAAAGTTAATTCCTAAGAAACCATCAGCATATGGTTCTAATGGTAATACCAAAGGAAATGTATCATAATAAGGTAATTTTGCTTTAAGTTTTGGATCATAGAAAAACATATTCAACCTACCAAAGAAAGGTTTATTATTTCTCTTTCCATCTCGTATTAAATCCATTGCACCAGGCTTACCAAATTCTGCTATCTTATCACGATACCATTGTGTAGACTTTGGTCTACCTTTTGCAGCCTTGACAACTGATTGTATAAATTTACTCTGTGCCATTGTTACACCTACAGTTCATTCCACCACAACTACCTTTTATTGGTTTATTCATTATAATATAACCTAAAGACATACAAAATGTAATAAGACTTAAAAGACCGAATGTGAATATAAAAGTTTCCATACTTCTATTTATACTTTATATTCAGATGGTCTTCAGTTAGAACTTTAAATTCCATATTGTTTAACTCACAAAATTCATTCGCATATTTCCACTTGGCTTGATTGATTGTGTAGGTCTTGACTTCATTTAACCATCTTTTGGTTTTTCTACTAGGATTTGCAGTAGGTGGTTTACATTGATACTTTGGTTTAACTTCAATGATAAATTTTTTAATATTACCATTCGTTTGTTTGACTTTCATATAGAAGTCTGGAAAGTATCTATGCATCTTATTATCCCAAGGCGATACATAGGGTATGATGATTTCTTCTGAACCCCATTCTAATACTTTATCGTTTCTATCACAATAAACCATAAGTTTACGTTCCCAAAGTGACCTATATATTACTTTAGAGGGATTGCCCCTATATTTTTTAGGGTTTGTAGGAATGTATTTGCCACTATATGCCATGTCATGTCTTATAAATAGAAGTTACAGGAGTATTTATACATGGCATTTAATCCATTAACAGGTGTAGCACAAGGACTTGCAAGTAGAGCTCTCAAAAAAGTTGCTGGAAATATTAGAGGTGGTTTATTGGGTGTGTCTGGTAGAGGTTCAAACTTATCAGATACAGCAGGACTTAGTAATACTAAGTATAACACCAAACACTATTCATTTCCAATTGATGTAGAAGGCCCGCCTGGAACTGGTAATCAAGGTCATTATGTAATCTTTTATATTAATCAACAGACTAATTCTAAACTATCTTTTGGACAAGCTGAAACTTCTGAAGGTAAAAAGAATATGGAAAGGGCTGCAAGACAACACCAAATAAAAGCAGATAAGAGTGATTTTGGTGGTGATAATCCATTTGCAAAAAAAGCAAATCTTATGGTTGATAACCCTGTACCTCCAAAAGGTCAGAAAAACAGAGAAGAACTTGCTGCTGTAGAAAAATTAAAAAAACTGTCTACTGTTCAAGTACAAAGACCAGCAACAGTAAGAATGGATACTGCAATTACTCTTTATATGCCACCATCTGTTAAGGTTTCATATAATGCAAATTATATAGATACAGAAATAGGTGCAGCTGCAGCTATAGGCGCACAAGCATATCAAGATATCGTTGGTGGTAAATCTTTAGGAAGTACAGTTAATAAAGCACTCACAACACTTGGGCCTGAACTTGGTGATGGTATGATAAGAAAAGCACTTGGTGCAATAGATATGATACCTGGCCTTGAGGGTGCAATGGAAGCAGTTGAAATGCAAAGAGGATTTATCAAAACACCAAGAATGGAACTTGCATTTAAAGGTATTCCAAAAAGGTCATTTCAGTATGATTTTAAGATGATGCCAAAAAGTGCAGCAGAAACAGAAGAAATACAGAAGATTATAAAAGGATTTAAATTAAATATGTTACCAGAAATGGTATCTGGTATGGCAAATAGATTAACTATGCCTAATACATTTGATATATCTTATATGTACAATGGTTCAGACAATCAATATCTACATAAAATTTCAACTTGTGTTCTTGAAACTATGGATGTAGTATATGGTGGAGATAGGTATAAAACTTATGAAGCAAATGCAAAAGGAGCTCCTCCAGTTGAAGTTCAAATTACTCTTAATTTTAAAGAGATGGATTTAATTACCAGAGAAATGGCAAATCAAGGATATTAATAATGTACTTTAAAAACTTTCCAACAATTATATATGACGCTGTAGGTAATGGTGAATTTAAAGATGTTAAGAATCTTTTAAGACGAGTAGCAATTCGTGCAAAGGTAAAAACCAATACACTTCTATATGATACATATGATGTCAAAGAAGGAGAATCTCCAGAGTCTATTGCAGATAAATTGTATGATGACCCAGAATTGCATTGGATTGTATTATTAGTAAATGACATCACAGACAGATACCATCAATGGCCTCTAAACTTCTCACAGTTTAATCAATACGTTGCAGACAAGTATGATAATGTAGATGATACACACCACTATGAACTTGCACAATCGTCAGGAGATACAAATACTAAGATAGAAGTTTATAATAACTCTGCGTTGTATACTGGTGATGATGATTCCTATAGTACAGCATCTGTAGTAACAAATAGAGAATATGAAGAAAATCAACAAGACGTAAAAAGAAAAATAAGATTATTAGACCCACGATATGTTCAACAATTTGTTGAAGAATATGAAACATTAATGAAAGAGTCAATTATCTAATGGCTGGAATAAATTTTGCTGGTGAGTATCACCTAAAGGAGTTGTTAGTTTACACTTCTTCTGGTAATGTATTAAATCTCACAAAGGCAGTTCAAAGTATAGACATTTTTGAAGATATGTTTTCAACATCATTATCTGGCAGTATAACTATATTAGATATAGATAACATTGCAGAGAATGGCCCTGTTATTGGTCAAGAATATATGACTCTAAAGATTACAACTCCTACATTAGATGAACAAGAAATAAACTTTACTAATTCATCATTTGCAATATATAAAGTTACTGTAAGAGAATCAATAAGTCAAGATACACAACTACTAGCTCTTAGTTTTATTTCTCCAGAGTTATTAAGAGATAAGAGAGTACGAGTATCTAAAAGTTATACAAATTCAATTGATAGAATAGTAGAGAGTGTTCTGACAGATGCAAGGTATATAAACACAAACAAAGATGTGTATATTGAACCAACATCTGGTATTAGAAAAATAATAAGTCCTAATTTACATCCATATGCATTTATCAATAATCTTATGCAAGAATCCGTTACTGCAAAAAATGCATCTCCATACTTTTTCTTTTTTGAAAATCTAAAAGGAATACACTTTAAGAGTCTTGATAGAATACTGTCAGAAGATTCTATTGGAGATTTTAATGTTGGTAATCTTGCAAGTCTTGAAAACAAATCAGTTAATGCAGAGAAAGATTTTAGTAGAGCCTTAGAGTTTACAGTTAATTCAAATAATGATATGTTATTAAACATTCAAGGTGGAATGTTAGGTTCTTCAACTATTAAATATAATATATATAACAAGAGTTATGAAAAACTACAATATAATTATTTTATTGATTTCGATAAGTTTGGTAGAATAGATGAAAATCCTTTGTACAACAATAATGAGATTGATGAATTTGGTAATAATATAGGAAGTTTTGGTGATGCAAGGATACATTTACACCCAACTAATGCTAATGGAGAATTTGATACTCAACATACAAATGAAACATCATCATACAAATATTCACCAAACAAACTTAATGAATCAATACTTTTCAGACGAGCAAAAATAATGGAATTAAACAATGCAGTTAGTATATCTATGAAGATAAATGGTAATACTACTATTGCAGCTGGTCAAACCATAAATCTTACTGTGCCTGTGTCTGGTAGAATACACGAAAAAGACCATGATGAATATTATTCTGGTAGATATCTAATTACTAAATTAAGACACAGTTTTAGTCAGACAGACAAAAAACACGAAATACTCTTAACAGCATCAAAAGATTCTTTTGGTAAAGAATTACCAATAGGAAGTAAAGCAATAGAACCAAAAGGTTCTGCTGGTCAAATTTACAATCTAACTTACTAACAGAAAGGAGACTCTATAGAATACATTATGAAAATCATTATTTAAATTAGGAGGCCTTAATGCCAACAACAAAAACCAAACTCAAATTAAAGAAAATGAACACCTTT